CTCCTCGAAATCGGCCGAGTTGCGGTAGTGCGCGATGTTAACGGCGGCTATATCATACAACGGCCCTCTGTCAACCGTCGGATCATTATTCTGCGAACCGCAGAATACAAAAGGTATCCGGTCCCAGCGCCCGCCGCCCGCTTTACGAGGCTGGAACGCCGCGACCACTACGGCCCCTTCTCGATCAAACACGGCCTGCCAATAGGCCCCGTCGATCAATCGCAGCACGCGATAAACAGGCACCTCGGCGCTCTTGTACTCATCCTCCCACACGCGCATCGACTCGCGCAGCACGACCAGCGACAGCACACGCACGCCGCCTATCACCTCGGTGGCCCAATTGATGCAGTCCTCCGCGGCGTACCCCAAGACGTTCGCCCTCAGCTGCATGGCCGTCTCCTGTGCGCGGGTCAGCCCTTCGGGCGCGGCCGGGTAGTCGACGAGCAGCCCCTGCCGGCCCGTCTGCAGCACCTCGGCCACGGTATCGCGCGCCATCTGGTCGAACGTCAGGCCCGCGCCGTTGATGTTGTCTGCCAGATAGGCCACTGCTTGCGGCAGGTCCAGCTCGATAGGCTCGCGGAACACCATGCCGAGCATGCCGTCCAGCGTGGAGCCTGTGAAATTCACGAAATTCGCCCGCTTGAGATAGTCCTCGTACCGCTCACTGTTCTCCGGCGAGAGGTCCGACGGGTTCGGTTTCGGCAGGTACGCCGTGCGCCGCTTGCGTACCGCGTCCGGCCCCTCCACACAGTCGCGCGTGGTGCGCCAGGCGGGCAGGTATTTGTCATACTCGGGGTGCTGTGTGTCGACGCTCATCTGGCGAACCTCACGTTTAGCTGTGCGGCCGGGCGCACAATGGGCATTTCAAATTCGATTGGATAGGTGGCCGCGTCGGTCAGGTGGTCGAACCCGCTGCCCTTATCTGGCTCGCTGTTTTTGCCGTAGGCCAGCTGCTCCAGGCAGCGGGCGGTTTCTGGGCATCTCGCTATGTTAACACGAACCGCGCCGGATTGATAGGCCTTGTTGGCGGCGAGGATGCGCCCCTGGACAGCGGGGTTGCCTTTGTGGGAGTAGACGGAGAACCCCGCGTCGCGCAGCAGGCTGTGCTCGGTCTTGCTGCCGTCGTTCGTAGACCGCCTGTTTTTCCCGGTGGCGTCGGGGTAAACCCGAATGCTGTGGCCCTCATACCTGGTTTGTATTGTGCGTATCATTGCGGGTGTGTCGAAAATGCCGGTCAGCTCACCCACCTGATGCCACGCACCGTCACGGACGACGTAGACCGCTGCCGCCATCGTGCCGATGTTAAAATCCATCCCGATCCGCAGCGGCTCGTTCTGCTGCTCCACCACGTCCGTGCCACACGTCGCCCGGTTGAACCCGTAGAAAACGGTCCCGCTAGTGAGGTTGACAAACTGCCCGTCTAGGTACGCGGCGCGCAACTCGGCCGGATACGCCTCCATCATGGCGTCGATGTATCCGTCCGGCAGGTTGGCCTCGTTGTCATAAGTGGATGCCTGCACCATGCCGTAGCTCGCCTCCGGGTCTTTGGCGAACGTCTCGTAGGTGAACTTAAAGCCCTCCGGCGTTGTCGTCACGTCCACCCGGTTAGGCACGCCCTCCCAACGCATGCGGCCCAGGATCTTATTCCAGGCCAGGCGCGCCTTAGCGGTGGGCATCGTGTCGAGCTCGTCTACCATCGCATGGCCGATCTTGAACCCGATTATGCTGCCGGGGTCCTGCATGCTGCGGCATATCGTTGTGCCGCGATACTGGCGGCCTGAGTAGACGTGGACCTCTTTGTCGCCCGTGCGGATCGCGGTTCGCAGGCCGAACCAGTGGGCCACCTCGTCCATGGTGGAGTAGAAGATGTCCCTGATCTGCGGATAGGTAGGTGCGAAATAGCCCTGCCGAATACCTGGGTTTTCCAGGTAGTCCAAGCATTGGGCCATACACCCTACTATGGTCTTGCCCGACCCCATGCCTGCGACAAACGCCCGATGCTTGTGTGGGAGTGCCAGGAACCGGCTCTGAGGCACGTTAACCTTTACGGGCATCGACAACCTCGATCACCACCTTCTGTGCCGCGTCGGCCTCTGCGTCGTCGCCTGGTTTGGGCTGTGGGCGGAACTCGTCCGGGCGGCGGTTGTATAGCCATGCTAGGGCGGCCTTAGTATCCGGCGGGTAGCGTTTCTTTATCTTGGTCTTGACGATCTTGCCGTTGACTACGCGGATGTCAACATCGTCATGGGCGTAGCCCGTGGCTCGGGCGAACAGGGACCGCACCACTCGCTCGTCCGGGGCGTCCCGGCCGAGCTTGAGAGACTCCGAAAACTCCGCGTGCTGGACCGCCCACAGATAGACTGACGACTCCGCCACCTTGAGCGCCTCCGCGATCTCCGGGACAGTCGCGCCAAGCTCGCAGAGCTTCTTAACGATGGCGCAATATTCGGGTCTATACTTAGTGGGTCGGCCGCCAGCCAATTGCAATTCCTCCGGGTATCAATGCCGGATGTTATCACACTCGGCTTGGGCTGTCAATTAACGCCAATCGGCCGCGAAAACTGCACACGCTCCGGCGTAATCCAGGTCTGGTGTAGCCCCAACCAGAACAGGGCGGCTTGGCGGCTCGTAGCGGTACCGTTTGAGGTATTCACGCCGGACGGCTACCGCATCGGCCAGCGACCCCACGGGGTGATCCGGGAATAAGGCTAACACGCGCGCCCATTGGTTGAAGTCCCACCCAAGGATAGTTAACTCTGCCATCGTCTGTCCCCTGCGTTTGCGTGATCAAAGTATGGCCCGCCCCGCCGAGTAAATCAAGGATTTTAATTCTCAGGATTTACCTGCCCGGCTGTTTTTTCGCCTGTTGCCCTGGGTTGGCGTCTGCGCCTGCTGGGCTAGGTGGTCCAGGGTCCCGCGCACAACTATTTATATATCTATATATTGTACCTTTTATTCCTATATTGTACCTTTTTATTCCTATTTATAAAGTTTAATACTTTTTGTAAAATACCCTGGACCAGAAGGACCAGAAGGACCGAGCCTTGATTTTAAAAGAGTTTTTTGGTCCAGGGTCGGCGTTGCGGTCCAGGGTACCCTGGACCGGGCGGTCCAGGGTGGTCCAGGGTGGTCCAGGGTACCCTCTCCGACCCTGGACCGGTTTTTCTGCTGTTTTTCGGCCGTTTTCCTAGCACACTTGACAGCCGAATGTCAATAGGCGATTCGTGCCTTTAATTCCCACTACAATATATAAAAAAACCGCCCAGAAGGGCGGCTCTTTATCAGCCGTCGGCGTCCGTCCGCCATCGGATGCCGTACCACATACGTGGCCGCACCTCGTCACCTGTCCGGGGCCGGTAGGTGTGTATCTTGCCGGGGTAGCAGGTGTTGACGGATCGGGCAAATATAGCCTCAGATAGCGGGTGCCCCTGTATGCCCGATGCGACGTGCCACGCGCGGTACTCGTTCCACAAGTCTTGCTTGAGGATCATATCCGCATCTGACGTCGGCCCCAGGATGCACCGCTCGGATACAAACGCTTTAACCGGGCTGCCGAGGTAGTCCATCTCCGCCAGCAGCTCCGCGGCCGCCTCCGGCGTTCTCAGGCGATCCCCGGCCCTCAGTCTATCCAACCCGGTCAACGCCCAGTTGAGCACGCCAGGCAGCTCCTGCAGCAGCGCATCAGTAAGGGTCATGTCCTCCCGGCCATAGAACGAGTCAGGCGTATGTAGCACGACATATCGACCTGCCAGGGCACCAGACGCATCCCCAAAAACCGGCAGCTCATTGGAGACGATCATGATCCGCGCATTTATTTTACCCGTCCAGTCGTCCTTATGCTTGCGGGGTATGTCCAGCACGTCCTCGCCCGACAGGCTCAGGAGCCGCTCGGCAACGAGTGTCTTGTCCGTGCGCGCGCCGACACGAGCGTCCGGGAATACCGCCAGCTGTTTGCCGATGAGCGACGCCAGGCCGAAGGGGCCGCCGAATATGGAGAATGACGGCGCGCAGACGTTGTTGAGCCCAAGCAACGCCTGTGTCACGCGCACGATCGTACCCTTGCCCGACCGTCGGGGCCCCACGAGAGCCACTATTTTCTGCTGGCTCGTGTCCTGGGTGAGGTAGTACCCGATGATCTTTTGCAGCTCGCGGATAGACTCCTGGTCTCCCTTGAACACCTCGCCCAGGAACCGCAGCCAGCGCCCCGGCGACGGCGCCCTTGGGTCATAATCGAAAGGCAACGCGTTGAGGGTCAGCAGGCTGTCGGTGTGCTGATATAGCGTCCGAGTGTCCGGGTCCATAATGCCATTGCGGCACACGATCAGCCCCCGCGCATCGGGCCGGGCATCGGGCCGCTCGATCCAGTGGGGCAGGTCCACCTCGTAGTTGCCTACAATCGTGCGGGATTTTAATTCGTCTATTGCGGTGTTAACCTCTGCAATTTTAACCGGCCAGCCGCAGGCGTGCCGTATCTCAGAGCGCAGTACCTCCTCCTCGAGCTCCCGGTAATAGCCGCCTGGCTCGCGGGTGAACCAAGTGCCGTTGAATCGGACAAGCCTCCGCCCCCGCCCCGACAGGAGCGCCTGGGCCTCGGTGGCCATCTGGAAGCCCTGAGCCGGAGGCGTGGCGTCAGCGGCCGTGGGCGGCGGGGGCGGAGGTGGTGCCCGCCTGGTGAGCATGGCGCGCTTAACAGCATCCGCTCCGCCCGCCTCGCGCACCAGGCTACCGATGCCTATGCTGTCCGGGGGGCTGCTATGCAGCCAGTGGTCCCACCTCGCATCCACGGTGTCGTGGCCATTACCCGCTACGGGACAGCGATCCGACCACTCGCGCCAGGCGTCCAGGCCGTCCAGGTCGCCCGCGCTGGCCACAAACACCGCCATGCCCACGCGGCTCCAGGCGTGCCAGTCCGGCGCGTCGTTTGGGATTAGGGACAGCGCGGCGCGTATCTGGTCTATGCTGTCCGCCCGTTTGGGGATCAGCGCGAACTCGTCGCCGGGGGCGGTGCGCCCACCGGTTGGTGCGGGTCCAATCGGCGTTACGCCGTCCAGCATGCCGGGGGTGTCCACAGGTAGCCCGTGGCTCTCGTGGACCTCGTAGCGCACACCAGCCACGCGCCCGACGTAATACGCCTGGGACGCGGTAAAAGACTCCGAGGCCACCACCCCACCCAAGACGCCATTGAGACGCTGGGCCAGTATGTGACGCGCCTCGATGCTCGCCGGAGCGGACAGGGGTGCAAACACGCGCCAGCGGTGGCCTTTGACGCCGTGACTGGGCGTCGTCACCACAACCGCCTCGACGCCCGCGCGCTGCAGCAACTCCGCCGCCTGTGCCGGTGTCATGGCGCCCGCGTCATAATCGAGCTGCACGCCGGTGGCGGCGGTGATGTTGGGGTTGTGCCTCAGACTGCCCTTGTCGGTGCGCTGGTCGCCGTAGACGTTGAACGACACCAGCGGACACGCCGCTTTGCTTGGGTACTCAGGTAGGGATAGGAGCCACTGTGCGAGCCCGCCTGCGGGCAGGTCTATCGTCTCGGCCTGTGATCCCGATAGATCGGGGAATTTTGTGATTATCATGTACTACCCATCCGAAGGAACAGCCGCTCGACTCGTGGCGTGGCGGACTTGGCCGCGCTGCTCAGCGTCGGGTAGCTGTTGTGGTGCCACACACGGCCAGTCGTCCGGCGCGGCATACTCACTCACAGCAACGGTATGCCCATTGGCCACCCGAGCGCGGCACCAGTCCCAGAACTCGGCGTGACTGAAGCCCCCGGTGCTGTACCCCGCCGTCGAGGCGTAGGGTGGGTCGCAGTAGATAAAACTCGGCTCCGTGATCGGCACATCCCGGTAATCGCAGCACAGAATGTCCGCACCCTGCAACCCCCTGGCTTGTTTGAGCAGCGAGTTACGCCCGTTACCGGCGTAGTCGTCGCCGCGTGTGTCAGTCGCGTAGCTGCTGAACCACATGCCGCCGAACGAGCAGCAGAACCCAACGAACCCGACCAGCTCGGGCCGGTATAGGTCCCTGTTGTCTCGGATATGCGTGTACTCCTCGCGGGTTACGACCCTAGGTGGCTCCCACCCATCCCGGACAGCCTGCAACAGGGCGATCAGATACGGGTGCGTATCCGCGCCGACCTTGCGGCCCGGTACGAGGTGGAATAGATTGGCCCCGCCGATGAACGGCTCGATCCACGGACGGTCGTCCCGGAACGCCTGCAGGACGGGTAGCAGTTTTTTGGCGATGCGCGCCTTGCCGCCTAGATACCGCATCAGACCGAAAACCAGCAGTCAGTTCCGTACAGGTCCCCGTAGCACTCGCCCTCGCCGGGCTGTGTTATGTCGAGCACGTCAGGCGGGAGCATCAGCACCCACATTAGCACGATTATAGCCATATCAGCGGCAGGTCGGACACCTGCTCCTCCCAGCCAACCACGACGCTAGCGCCCGCCAGCAGGCGGCCATAGTCATACAGCGATATCTCGAGCCACGGGGTCCACTCGCCGGGATGCGACTCGCGCACCTGGCAGCGGTCGCCCAGGCGGGACAGCTCGTAATGGCGTCCATCGGCGGTGGTGATCTCTTTGGTGTGTATCATAGGCATCGTCTAGCCTCCATCTCAATACGCGCACGATCCGCGCGGGTCATTCGGTTCTCTAGGTCCGCCCAGGGCCGACCCTGGAGATCGAATATCTCGATCTCGACGTAGCCATAATAATCTACGTCGCTGTCGCAGTGCTGCGCCGGGCCTCTGTATCCGTCCACGATGACGACGCCCGCTAGGCACGGCACACCGTCTACCTCAGTGCGCATCATGTCGTAAGCTCCTGGTATCGGGCCAGGAAATACCCCCGCACCACCCTAGGCGGCCGGGGCCAGATGCGCTCGGCCCACGGCTCGATACCCGCCGCCCAGTCCCACAGCCCGTCTGGATCATCCGGGGGCATCAGGTCGCGGCGCTCCGTCATTAGGGCGCGCAGGTCGGCCTTTTTGACGCATGGGTGCAGCGGGTAGGCAATCCCGTACCGCGCCAGCACAGACCGCTCGGCCCGCTCCTCCAGCGCGACGTACCTAGGCAGTCGGGCCTTGAGCGGCGTCACCAGGTCGCCGGTGAACGCCTCGTGCGCGTCGTGCATCTGTATCATGACAGCAGCGCCGCCACTCGCACCGCCAGCGCCGCCAGCTGTATCGCCGCCTCCCGTCCGCTTGCACGCGCCATAGGGTCATCATCCCGCAGCGCGGAGAAGGCGAGCGTGCGCACCTCGTCGTGGATGTCGGTCAATTCGCAGATGGCGCCGCCGAGGGGCAGATCATCGCCACCTTCGAGCAACTCGTTCACCTCGTCCAATTCATTCAGGTATTCAATCATTGTCTTTCTCCCTCAGCATCAGTTCGAGTCGGGCCAGGGCGTCCCAGGCCATGTGCGAAGCATGCGCCAGCCCGGACTCGGAGTCAAGCGGAGCTTGCTGCTCGGCGAGCAGATGCCGCCACATTGCGTCCGTGTACCGCTGCGCGCCGTCCGGCACGGACTGCCAGCCGCCTCGCGTGTATTTGCGTGCGCCGAAAGTACCGACCTCGGCCACTGCCATCAGCGCACGGCTGAAATCGCCCAGGAGGCCCGCCAGCGGTTTGCCGTCGTCGTGTTTAACGCCGTCCGCCAGTCGGAAGCTACCGCTTTTGTCTCCAGATTTACACATCATCGTTCTCCTGCACAAAGTCCTGACCACCTATGTACCACTTCAAGCAGCCGGTGCGTAGGTGGCCTCGTGGTCTGGAGTCGTCGAACTGGGCCCACCAGGCCCCCGCCTCTTCCTCGGCTGGCTGCACTAGTACCGCCACCTCACCGGCCGAGTAGTACGGCTCAGCCGCTTTCGTCACGCGCACTTTATCCCCTGCCCTATACATTATCTCTCTCCTGCAAATATGCGTGGTTTAAAATCAGCCAGCGGCACGCCCTCGTATCGCCGGCATAGATAATCGAGGGAAACTTCCATTAAATCGTAGTTTCCGTCACACACCTGATGTTTGATCAGCACCCCGCGCCAGTGGTGGTTTCCCTGCGGACCCTTATATTCCTCGTCGTGGAGGTAGGCCGCGCCAGCCACGAGGCCGCGCCGGACCTTGCCGTTGGCCAGAAACACTTCGCCCGCCTCTTTTAGTTGGACGTGCCCCATCGTGAAGCTGAACCCGATATTCTTGAGGCGCGTCTGCATCATACCGCCCCAGGGCCTGCCAGTGAAGGGGTTGGCGAAATAGTGGCTGTAGGTCACCCCGTCGATGCACATCATATTTAGAAACGGGTGTACTGTCCAGCCGTATTTATCGAGGTGCAGCGATTCGACGCCGATCAGCCCTTCGAGCTGTGCGTCTGTCTGGCATACCCGCGTGATGCGGTCCTCGTGATTGCCTAATGTGATGTGTTTCTCGGGCCGGTACAGGCGTTTCTTTTCTCGCCGTTGGCGGGTGTTGTACGCCTCGATGGGCGCGTTGAGCACATCCCACCCGTGTTTCGCGGCGTTGATGTCATCGGAGATGCGCCGTCCCTCCATCGCCCGCTTGCCCTTGTCGTAGCTGCTGAGGCTCGGCATGTCCGCAAAATCCCCGGCGTGGATGATCACATCGGGGCGTTTCTCGACGGCGTAGCGGCCGATCCAGCCCAGGTGATCCAGCGGGACGCCGGGTCTGACCTGGGAGTCGGGGATAAACAGGTGTTTGCGCTTCCGGCCGACTCCCGTTACCAGATTAAAGTCTACGGGTGCCCCGTTGACCTTGGATATATCAGGGGCGTAGTACCCGCCCGCGCCGGTGCGGGATACAATCTCATCCCCCCTCCAGTGGTCAAATATGATACGGCGATTTGGGCCACCACCCTTGGATATCGTCAGTTTATAACCCGGCCGCAGTGCGTCCTTGGCGGCCAGTGTCGCAGCGATTAGACGTGTGTTCATTTGTATTCCGCCGTGGTCAGTGCCTGGTGCAGCAGGCCGGATAGACGGTCCACTAAATCCTCCCGCTCGTGCAGCGGCGGTTGGTCGGCGCACCCGGCAGCGTGCAGGAGCAGATGGTGCACCAGCTCGTGCAGATACACATGCTCGATCTGCTCACGGGGCCGCTGGGTAGCCGCTGTGTTAGGCTGTATAGTGATGGTGTCGTTGTCATATGACGCCAGCCCCAGCGCGTTTTTGTCCCGCAGCAGGTGCGGGTCGTAGTGCACTGATATCGTGCGGCCGAACAGCTGGAATCTCTTTGGTATTTTCATAGCGGTATCCCCGCGCTATAGACCACCGCGACCGCCACGATCAGCGCCCACGCGACCAATGCAATTGTGTCCTCGGTCATACGTCATCTCCTCTGTTTGAAAACCGGGCGTCACCGCCCAGGGATGTTATCAGCTCCGCCCAGGCCAATTGTGCCTGCTCGCGTTTAGTACCAGTGTAGCACCAGTTCGCGGGTTTTGCTTCCCGCGAGATGAATTGTCCGATTGTCGTTCCTAAATGCTCGGGTTGGATCACCACGGGCCGGATGCCGATGAGGTCGGCGGACTTTATCGCGGC